GTTTCCTGCAGTTTGAGTTGTAGCAGTAGAACCGTCTGGCAATACTACTCCAGCAGTTGGAAAGAATAAATTTAGTCCTTGAGCATTAGCAAGAGTTTCTATTTGATTTGCCGTTCCTGTTACCGCTAAAGTTTGAGTATTAAGGTTTACGTCCCCAGTACCTGAGTCTCCACTAAAATCTAAATCACTAGCCGCATCTAAAGTATCGACATAAGCCGTTGTAGCTACCTTAGTTGAATTATCGCCTGCAGTTTGAGTAGTAGCGGTAGTAGCCGTGTTAATCGTTCCTAGAAGGTCTCCAGCAAAAGTTGCGCCTGTATAAGTTCCGCTAATCGTTACATCGTCAGGAAGTCCAATAGTTAAAGTAAATCCTGTAGAGCTAGTTATTATTTCGTTTGCAGTTCCTAGTACATTTAAACTTTGTGAGTCTAAGTCTACTGCTCCAGGATTTCCGTTGTCTCCTACGAAATCTAGGTCTTGAGTCGTTACGTGAGTATTAACATAATCTTTTACGGCTGCCGAAGTAGGTAGGGAGGTATCATTATCGTTATTAGATATGCCGTCTGTTTCGTTTACTAATTTATTTATAGTTACTGCCGTAGAAGTCCCTTTAAAATTAGCAAATTCTAGTATTCCAGTAGATTTGAAGTCTCCGCCTGTGTTTAAATATACACCTGAACTATTCCCTAGCCCATCCGACATTTCTTTTAGAGTAGCAGTTAAAATGTCATTGTCTGCAGTTTTTAATAAACTCTTATAAGTTAAACTTATTTTATTTCCCGTTAGTGTACTCATTTTTTATTTTTTTTAGATAAACTAATAACTTTTTAAAGTTTGTTTTTTTTATATTGTATTCTGTTTTTATAAGACCCATCCTACCCAGTTTGCGTCAGTGTCAGGGTACATATCGTCATTACTGTTCGAATAGTACTCTGGAAATTTAGTAGAAGCGTTATAATTCATATAATCTATAAACCTTCTAGTATAAAAATCTGCATAATCTCTGTATTTTTGAACTAAGAAATCTATTTCTGTTTTACTTGGTAACTCTGCATTTTCTGAACGATGTCGCATAGTCCCTCCCTGTTTGACTGCATAATTTGAGAAAGAAAGAAAATCCACCATAGCAAACATTATAAGCATAGGCTGGATATAATCGTTAACTAATAAAAAATAGTCAGGATTGTCAAGCTCTGTTAAAGTTCCGTTAGTAATTAATAAAGAAATTTTATTGTAAAGCTCAGTTCCTAAATAATTCTGGATATGCATTTGCTGCGCTATCTTAATAAAAGGCAGTAGTTTGTCAGTATCTACCGAACCATCTATGATAGTGTTTCTGACTAGGTCTGTTCTTGATATAAATAATGCCGTTGCCATAGTTTTTTATTTTCTGTAGTTAGGGTCTAAAGACCACCAGTCGTTTTTAGGTTGAGCTACTTGAGCTACTTCAGGCACGTTAGTTTCTATTTGTGCTTCTTTTTTAAGACTTGGGTCTAAAGCTGCAATTTTACGTCTAGCCTCTGCTACTGTAATTCTTTCGTTATTTTTTCTTAAGTACGTTCTACGTTCCCAGTAATGTTGACAGTTTACCCCGCCTTTATAAAGCCATAAGTTATAAGTACTCGATCCTGAAGGAGCTAGTTCTGAATTATCTGAACTTTCTTTATTTAAATCCTCCATTCTATAAACTTTTCTAGCAGACCACATTTTTTGACAAAATTCTCTTTGAGGATTATTATTTCCATAATACCTGTAGCGTACTTTTATTATACTCGTGTCTTGCGAGCTTGTCTTATTTGGAGTACTAGTAGGTACGGAAGCTAAATCCATAGCAAATTTTAAAGAGTGATTTAGTATTTCGTCATACTGGTTTGCAGGTCTAGAATCTATTAATTCGTAACCCTCTAGCTCTTCGTCCTCTCCAGAGTCTTCTAACTCGTTTAAGATAGCTTTCTCTAGTTCTTCTGTTAATTCTGGTTTCTTTAAGTCTGTGTGATCCTGACAGGGCATATACCAAATCTTGCCGTCCTCTTCGTGTTCGTGATAGCCCATACATCCTTTCTCGTTAGCTATATTTTCTGCTTCAGCTATTGTTTCGTATGCTTCCTTTCCGTCTATCTTTTTTAGGCTAAACTTTTGACCAGTTTCCTCTTCTATTTGTTCCTGGTTAGTTGCGTTTTCTAAGTCGTTAAATTCTAAAGGTTGTAAAGTTTTAAAGTATAAGTTTAAAGCTATATTATTATAAGCTAAAATATCGTCAAAAGCATTTAGTAGCATTTGCTGAAAAGGTCTTATAACCGTATTATCCATTAAAGTAGAAGCCGTAACAATTTCCTCTGCATTATTTCCGAAGCCTGTCATATCTTTAATTCCAAATAAGATAGGACTAGTAACTCTATGAGCTACCATTACTTTTTTCATTGATTCACTACTTAAAAACTCATACTGAGCAGGAGCATCGCTTAACTGAACTGTCTCCATAGTTGCAGCAGAGTCTTTGTCATCGTTAAAAGCTAGTATAAAACGCCCTGCCGCTGAACTACCAACATATTTAGCTGCTATCTTTTGTTCTATTAAGTTTCTTTCCTCTTCTGTAGGAGTTCCGTTATTAAAATTTAAAAGCATTCCAGGAGCCATATTATTCATCACATTTGATAAATGGTAGTTAGCTATTTCCTCTTCTAGTTCGCAGTACTGGATGCCTCCTTGATAGTCTACAGGGCTATAGTATTTAAAGCCTGGAGTATAAGATTTTATATAAAGTATTTCTATTTCACTTTTAGAAGTTCCATAAGCAGGTATTCTTTCTAAATGGTCTCCGTTTTGATATTCTGCCCAGTCGTAATAATAATAATAGGCTTGTACTGTTCCGTCTCCGTCTTCTGGTATTTTTTCTGCTCTAAGAGTTTCTATAGGTAGGTGTTCTACAGTTGTTATTTGAGTTCTGTCCTGTGAGTATATAACTTGAATAGCACATTGTCCCATCATTTTTAAATCTAAAGCTAGTCTAGTTTGCATCTCTTCTGACAATAAAGACTTCATTTGTGCGTATTCGTTAGGTTTTCTGTTAGAGTCTGTAGCGTCTAAATAACGTCCTACTATCATTTTAGAAATTCCGTTTATAATAGCGTTATTAGTTGCAGAGCCTAAAAACCTGTCTATAAGAAACTGAAAATATAAATTATCCGAGCCATAGCTAACAAACTCTTGATTTGATACTTCCTTAATCTCAGGAGTTGTATAAGTACTTAATTGTAAAAAATTATATTTCATATTAATAAATTATATAATCGTTATTTCCTGAATTGTTAATCGTGTATTGCCCTAAATTCATATCATAATAATTATTTGTAGCCTGGTCTATAGTTTGATCTGTACAGAATATTTTATCTCTAAAGATTACTGTTCCGCTAGTATTACTTATTTTCATATCGTAGAACCTACCTTCTATTAAGTCTAGATTCATAGTCACATACATTAAGTCATTTAGTAGAACTATTCCTGCTTCGTCTTCCCACTCGTAATTTGCTAGTTCCCAGTCTAAAGTATTTGTGTCCCAAGTACTTCCTGTTGTTAAAACACAGTTCTCGTTATTTGTACTCTCGTCTCTTATACAGATTTCCACTTCCGTAATATATTCCCTAGGAATTATACTGAAAGTCTGTTCTGCAGTGGACGTAGTTAAAACTATCATTTACTTGTTTAATAGTATAACGTAATTATTTTGTTTTTTGCAAAAATAAAAAGTTTATAAAAAGAAAAGGGCTATAAAAGCCCTAATCTTAATCTAAACACAGAAAAAAACTTTATTAAGGCTCGATATTTGTTCCGATAACTAAAGCGCTAATAACACCTGCAGCACAGAAAAAAGCTGGTAACTGCTCTTGAGCCGTAAATGTTAACAAACTGCCTGTAAAATCTGCTAAAGCCGTCCCAGTCCCAATAGTACCTGCCGAAACATCACATCCGTTATACGCTCCTGCAAGGAAATAGTTTCCGTTGAAGTCTTGTATAAATACGTGAGGATGTCCTTTAGCTACGTCTTGTAACTCAGCTTGAGTCAACTTGTCTAATTTTTGTAATTGTATGCTTACGTTTTGGTCGTAATAAACCGTACCATTTTCAGCCGAAGCCGTGATAGTTTGCTCCATTCCTGAAGAGCCAGGTTTAACGAAATATTGGTAAGCAGCAGGAGTAGTACTGATAGCAGTAACTTCAGCTCCTGTAACTGTAAGGTCTCCTAGTAAACCATAATCCACTAGTAGTATACTTTTTATCCCTCCGACCCCTTTGATGCACGGTAAATCTCTCCCCGTACTTAATATTGAACAACTCATTTGATATATTTTTTATTAAAAAAAAAGGTAAGCAGGTAAACCCCACCTACCCTTAATTTTTGGTTAATTTTATTATTAAGAATATACCACTACGTCTGCAGCAATTCCGTAATTTACACACCCATTAAACCTTGCGATAATTCTGCAATTTTGGCTGCCATCTAAATCTGACATATCTAAAAGTTTAACTTCAGCTAAATTTCCAACTAAAGAAACTCCATAAAACATATTTGATTTTTCAGAAGCAAACATACTATTATCTGCCATACCTTGAGCAACAAAGATTTTTACTCCGTCAAAAGAAAGAGAACCGTTATTCCACCACTGAGTACCTAGTGAATTTGTACCTGCCGCTCCTAAGCCTGCAGCTCCGAATCCTCCTAAAGCTCTTACGTAAGCTCTTGCTACGTTTTGAGACACATATAAATATAGGTCTTCCTTTCCATATAGTGCTGACGGAATTTGGTCAACAACTAGACCCATCTGAGCTATAACATTTGCCGAATCTACCGCAACAGCAACGATTTTTTGAGCAGCAGGAATTGTAGCATCAGCAGCAGCTAAAGTGATTATACCATCAAACTCTCCTGGGTTAGCAGTTACTCCTCTCCAGATAGTTTGTTCTGTTTTTTGAGCTATTTCTGCAGCTACGTGAGCTAAGATAAAATCAGCAAAAAGTGGTGGTAGATTTTTAAATCCACTAAAGCCCATAGATTGAGCTTCCCAGTCAGATAAAAAGTCAGTTTTACAAACTTGTAAATTTACCTGTAAGTTTTCAGGAAGTAGTACTCTTTCAGTTAAAGTGATAGTAGAAGTTGGAGAAAAATCACACGAAGCATCTACGATTAAATTGTCTGTAGCTACTTTTTTAATTACTTCTCTAAAGTTGATATTTGGTTTTACTGTAATACCTCCGTCGTTAATTGTACTCGCAGAAAGCAAAGCTGCGGCGATATACTGATTTCCGAAGGTTCCCTGATATGTCGTAGTAATATTTACTGCGGTTGCTAATTGTATATTTCTTTTCATTTTATTATTATTATTTTTTAATTTGACTTATTTTTGATAATACTCTATCTAGTGTAGTCTGTTCTCTATTTTGACCGAACAAGAAAGTATCGTTTTGTTTGTTAGTTGGAGCGTGTGCTAAAGGTTTTCTAGCAGGTTGCTTAGACATTTTTTCTTTTACTTTGTCTACTTCTCCGTATTTCTTTTTTAACTCTTCTACCTCAGCTTTTACCTCTTCGATAATTGGAGCTACTACCTCTACTACTGCAGCTATGATTTCCGCTAGTTCTGGAGCTACCTCTTCAGGTACTTCTACAGTTACTTCCTCTTCTAAGTCTTCTTTCTCGTCTTCGATTCCGTCTTTATATCCTTCCTCTTCTGCTTCAGGATCAGTTTCTAGTTTTAATTCGTCTATCATTCCGTCCTCTTTTACGATTAGCATACGACCGTCTTCTATCATATACTCTCCTGCAGGAAGTGGCACTCTTTCGTCTTCGTCTGTTACGATAAAAACGCTTTCGCCTTTGTCATAACTATCGGCAAAAATTCTTGTCCCGTTGTCCAGGATAAGCTCTTCTAAATTAACTCTTAACCCTAGGAGTGTGTTAATCTTTTTTAACATTTCACTTGCTTTCATTATTTATTATTTATTTATTAATGTTTACTTTATTCTATTCTATTAGTTATGTTTAATGCGGCTTGCGTAACATCCTCAATTTGATATACTTTAGCTAACTCAGCATTTGTCTCTTGTAAGAGCTCGTCTCCGTATTTAAAAGTGTCTGAACTTAAAGGGTCTATTCCTAGTTCGTCTGATAAATCTTTATAAGACATTAACTTTTCATATAAAGCCTTATTTATAGTTTTATAATCAGAATAGTAATTTTCCATATCTGAATACTTGTCATAATATTGCTCAGCTGAGTTTTTAAAATCCTGATACATTAAGATAAGTTCTTTAGAGTCTTGTTCAGCATCTTGGTATTGAGTTTGAACTAAAGGCTCAAGTTCGCTAATTGCATTTTCTAAGTCATCTATAGCTGCTAGCTCTACTTTGTTTTGAGTTTTTAGAATAGCAAAGACTCCGTTGTCTTTTGAATATAACTTGTTTAGTATGGCTTGAAAGTTGCTCATATTATTTAAACCACTGATCAAATTTCATACTATTTTCTTCAAACTGTTTAGTATCCATTTCAATTCTTTTAATAAGAGCTAAATGTTCATCGTATTGGTCGTATACTTCTTGAGGAGCTAAACCTAACTCTTCTGCTTTTGTAGCGATTTCAGCTAAAAGTTCCTCATCTCTTTTTACGTCTGCGTAGTCTATTTGATTTGCTGCTCCGTTATTAAAAACGTCATTTACTTTTTGCCACGCTTCTATAGCGGCATAAAATGCATCGTCAAACCAGTCGTAAGCATAATACTCAAGGTTACTAGCTTCGTCTTCTAAACTATTCATATCGTCATAAGCAAAATTATCTATAAGACCTAAGTCTATTTTTTTAGAAAGTTTAAGTTTACTGTTTTTAAGTTTGTCTAAAACTGTTTGTTTTGTGTTCATATTTTATAATTGATCCATATTGTTAGCAGTTTCTATAATATCTGAAAAGGAGTCTAAATTAGTTTTATAAACCCCTCTAGCGTAAGCTGCGTCTTCATACGCTTGAATACTCATAGCATCAATACCTAACTCACTTACATTAGCGTCTAGGCTATCCATACTTTTTTGAAGGTCACTTATATAAGCAGAATAGTCATAATATAAATCTCTTAAAGTATTAGATTCTTTTTGTAAATTTATATATCTAATAACCCAGTCATTAGAAAAGTCATCTAGTTTTATTCTAGCGTCTTCTACTACTCTAGTAAAACCATCTAACTCACTTAAAAGACTTAATTCAACTTTCTCTGAAAGCTCAGTTTTGTTTTGAAATAACTTATCTAAAACTGTTTGTTTTGTGTTCATATTTTAATTTTCAAGTTCGTATAATCCTTCTACTGCAGTTTCTATTCTGTTTTCTGCTTCAGATAATAAATTTCTATTTGCTTCTAATTGACTAAAATTTACACCTATATTTGTAGGTATATTAATACCTAAATCTGTATAGGCATCTCTAAGTTGATTAGCTAAATTATTTGCTGCGTCTATATCTCTTAATATATCATTTACTAGAAGAGTTTTTGCGTCTATTTGTCTAGCTAAACTTCCTAAGTCATTAATTAGACTATCTGTTTGTAAATCTATATTATTAAAAATACTTTCAAAATCGTCTATTAAAGACAAGTCTACTTTTTTAGAAAGAGCAGTTTTGTTTTTGTGTAATTTGTCTAGAATTACTTGATTAAATTTAATTCCCATAGTTTTCTTTTATATATCCACATATTTTAGGAGCTGCTTCTTCTCCGTATTTTTTGGTTTGTTCTGCTATACACTCGTCCCACGGATAGTCTTCTAGATTTACTTCCGTTTTTTCTATTTGTTTTAAGATTAACGGTAAGTTTAAATTATCTCTAAAAAGTTTTTCTGTAATACTGTTTAGTGCATTCATACCTATTTAACGTAGGATAAAAATATTTTGCATTTTCAGATTAGCCTGTAATTCTACCTATACCCTGACTCCATAAGCTACCATCGCAGCACTCTCTAGAATAAGTATTTTCGTCTTTACAATAACAGGCTCGTGAGCTACTAGAGGGACTAGCAGGATTCCAACGCCAAGCATAAGGCATAACCTGGCTGCCTCTATTAGTTTTATTTGTACGTTTTCTTATTGGCATATTATTTCTTTTGAAGTAACATTTTCTTAATTCTTAACAAATTTAAACCTGCTTTAATTTCAGAACTTAAATTGTCTTTTATTTTTTCTTTAGGTCTTTCCTCTTTGTCTAAAAAGAATCCTTCTATACTGAAACCTTTTACGTCTCCAGTCTTAACAAAGTCTTGCCATATATCCTCGTTGTTTACTTTTACCGCACCCATCCAAGTTCCTACTTTTACGTCCATATTATAAAACGCTGACTTATCTTTTTGCTTGTCTTCTA